GATAAACTTCATTTTTTTTTATAACTTTATTAGCCATTACCTAACTGTCCTGACATTTGATAAAAATGGCATATTGTTTCTTGCTTGTTCTGATTTAGCAAACCAAAATGCTGCAAGATTTCTCATTCCGTCAATATCAATATCAGGTCTTACGGATCCTGCTTGTGCTGCTAAAGCTGTAGCATAAGCTATAATAAAGTCTTCGGGTACTTCTGTAGTACTAGAATCTGAACTTAACTCAGTAGGTTTATCACCACCTGTTAATTTAATTAATCTATAAGAAGCTAAGGATCTCCCTCTGTCTGATAACACTAAGTCAGCAGTACTAGCTCCTTGTAAAGTACCTTCTTTATCTATTCTCCATGTATTCCTAGCAAGTTTTTCCCATGTTGCTGTATCATTTTTTACTACTTTAATATCGTCTAAGTGTACAACACAATCTCCTAAATCAGAATCATATTCAAATCTTACTTGTGTAATAGCTGTATTATCATAAGGAGCAACTAATGCTACTCTGCAATATTTCCAAACATTACCTGTTAAAGCAGGCACATTTAATGATTCTTCAATAGCTTCTGCATCTACTAAATGTATTTTTAAATTGCCGTCTGCTGTATCTTCTGAGCATTTAATCCAAAACTCTATATAATCATACTTTGATATGTTGACTGAAGTGATGGTGTCTGAAGCAGTATCTCCTGCTGAAGCACCTGCTGCAATAACAATCTTGTTAGAAGCAGATCCTGTTTTATAATCTTCTGTATCTGCTGTTATAGTAAAGTCAGAATCTACTGATTCATCAAATGCTGTATTACAATTATGTAATTCTTTTACAGTAAACTTATCTCTATAAAAGACATCTTGTATCATTTCTATTCCACTAGGTATTTCCCACCTAGCATTGATTCTATCTGTATGTATATCAAGATTTTCTACAGGATCATACATTCTTCCTGTAATAGCTAGTACAGATTGATTAATAAATTCATCAATTACAACAGGGTCAAATCCGTCTTTCCATATTTCATAAGTTACACTACCTGCAATAGTACCTGCTACTGCTGCAAATGTTATTGTTCCTGTAGATGAAGTGTAATCTGTTATTCTTCTAGTAGTACCATCATAAGTACCTGAAGTAAATCTTATATAACTTCCTATATATTCATCATCTCCACCAAACAATGTAGTATCTAATGCAGTAGTAGTAGAACCACTTCCTGATGTAGTACCGGTAATCATTTTACCAAGGTTTCTACCTATTGCTTTTCTTAAATCTTCTAATGTTTTACCATGTGTTATTGCCATAGTTTACTTCTTCTTTCTTTTCATTGCTTTTTTCTTCTTAGGTGGTCTGCCTCTTTTACTTCCGTATGTACCTTTACCCATTGGTGGCATTGCTTTCCTCCTTAATTGCTTTATTAACTTGAGCTTCGCCCATTATTTTAATCTGTTCTTTTAAATGTTTATTCTCACGAACTAGAGCTTTGTTTATAACCTTAAGTCTAAACATAGGATCTTCGTTCATAGCATCTGCTATGTCAATTTGTTGTACAACAACATTATCGTCGATTTGCTCTTGCTTGCCGTTTGAATTTTCTGTTAAGTTTTTTTCTGTCAATCTTAGTTCCTCCAAAATAAATTTTACCTGTAGTGCTTTCGTCTCTTTTTTGTTTGTTTATTCTTATTTCATCTAATACTTTACCTGCATCTTTTCTTTCTTGTGCTGTCATTTTAGGTTTCTTTTTACCTTGTGCTCTTACTTGTGCAACCCATGTTTCATGTGCTTCTCCTATCATAGTTTCTACACCATTATGTGAATAAGGGTCATTAACCATGTAAGGCACATTGTGAAGCACTGATCTTCTTTCTGTTACTGAATCATAAAAACTAAATGACAATGATTTAATACTACCTGCTCCGTACTCTCCTAAAAGAGTAACTCCTGCAGGTAGTATTAATCTTCTATCATAAGTTTCTGAACCTACGACTTGCATAATTTAATACAAATTTTGTAGCATAACAGTATGATACTCGTCATTCACACCTGCTTTACCATGCAATCTTCCAAGAGCAGGGGTAGCATCAGCAGCAACTGCAACTAAAGAACCGGCATGAGTGCCACTAGCACCAACAAGTGTGCCAACAGCAGGAGTGCCGTCTACAGCAGCCGCAGCTAAACCTGCAACCTGTACCCATCCATAATAACTAGCAGCGATTGTAATAGGAGCTACTCCTACAAACCTACCTGCAACTGCCGCAGGGGCAACTACAATATCTTTGTAAGGACTCTTAATTAAACCTGCTGTTTCTGTACCATTAGTAACTGCAACAACTAATCCGTCATCTTCATCAAGAGTTAGCTTTAATGTAGCAGAACCATCAGCTTGAGGATGGCTCCTAATTTTATACATAGGTCTTGATCCTCCTGTTGTAGCTATGGTAGGTAAATTCATAAAAACAAACCCTTCTGCATAAAGATTTTTAGCTGCAGCAGTTGCACCTAAAGTAACAGTAAGTGTTTTAGATCCTGCAGCAGTTGTTGCTACTGCTAAATCCTCATCATGATTACCTGCAACAGCTTCACTTGCTACAACTTTACCTTCTTCGATAGCAGTTCCGCCATTTTCTACATACCGAAATTTTCTGCCATCAGCAAAAGCCATTTCAGTACCTAATGGAAGTCTTTGAGCAGCAGTTGTTTGTTTCTCCCACCCATAACTTCCGCCTATTGTTTTTGGAAAAGACATTATCTTTCCTCCTTATTAATTTTACGGGTATCTTGTACACCCCGCCTTTAACCGATTGTTAAAAAGTCGTATGAGCTCGGTCAAAGATTACACTCATACTAAAGAAGGAGAGGTTAGATAGAGGATTTCTTCTCTACCTTTACCTCTTCCTTTACTTTTTCTTGTTTAGGATTACATTTGCACTTTTCACCTTTGGCTTCAAGTTTACATTTGCCATCCCATTCTATAGGAAACATATTATATTTCCCTCTTCTTAATTGTGTTTGAGGATCACTTGGTTGAGGTTTATATTTATACCCACAACGAAATGCGACTGATCCGTCTGCATTAGTCCTAGGAAGATGTTGATAATAAACCACCTTTGGTTGCCAATTATCTAGCAATGTAGCTTGGTTTAATTTACCTTTTAATCCTGCCTGTTTTCTTTGACTATTCATTTCGGTCAAATTCTTTTTTCCTTGTGTTCCATAATTATGACTAACCATTTAATATATCCTCCATTATTTATTAAGAAGTTGCATTATGAGTAAGAATATTAGCATCATATTCAACACTAACACCTTTACTATCATCTAATTCAAAGACACCATAATCTGAGGTAATAACGACCTCTGTTGCCCTCATAGATGCATCTCTCTGTCTTTCTGTTCTAGTTTCTACAGAATTAAGAACTGCTAAAGCTGACTTATCAGCAATAACACCAACAGCATCGCCATTACTATCTGTTGATAAGTTACCATCTTCAAAAATAGCAACACCATTTATAGGTTTTATTCCACTATAGAAATTCTTTAATAAGTCAACTGACCATCCACTTGTAAGTTCAGTTGAAATAGATGCTGCTTCTGATGCTAAATCTGCTACAGCATTAGGATGATGTAACATATAAACTTGATTACCAAATTTTTGAGCTTTAGCATAAGATATAGCTCCTACAACATTAGACATATTCATTATTGCATTTGCTTGTCCTAATGCTGTTACAGGCAAGCTAGCTCCTAATGTTGCATACAATGCATGAACATCGGTATCTTTCTTTCTTGCCATTGCATCACCTAATTGTTTACCAATCATTGTGAATACATTGTTTTGTTGTTCACGAACAAGTTTATCAGTTAAGATAACTTTTGCTCCTACTTCACTTGCAGTAAGATCAACTGTTGTCATTCCGATTTCTTCTTCGTCAACAATGTCCCTTCCATCTTGCAAGTCACTAACTGTCATCTGTCCAACTTTTGGAACAGTAACCTGTTTAGCTCCTTTAGGAAGGCTGAAGCTCTCTATTAGAGCCATAGCAGGAGCATTATGCTC